GGTAAGACCAGGACGGCTGCTCAGATAGCCCTGGATGCTCGAGCCCAGGGAATTCGGGTTACCTACTATGATACTGAACACGGTCTCTCAACCTATTCTCAAGGGGCCCTACAACAGGCGGGGGTGACGATTCATACCTTCAATGATCCTGCTCAGTTCTGTGCACAGGTGGGCCTGAATGACCCGCCTGGATTGGTGATAGTGGATTCGGCTACCTTGTTCATTACTGGTCGTTGGTACGCGCTCGATACCCAGGGCCGGGGCCGATTGTTGCAGCAGCTCCAGTCCATGTACTGGCGAGCGAAGGATTGGGCCATGCGTACGAAGAGTATGGCATTGATGACTGCCCAGCCGACTTCTTCCTTTGCGAAGAAAGATAAGGAGTCCATCATGGAGCCGATGGGAGACAAGGCGGGCTTCATGAGTAAGGTGATCATCTATCTCGAGGTTCGGAAGAACAAGACGGGTGGAGTCACGAGTCGTACGATGCGGATCTACAAGTCTCGGGACTGGCTCGACGGCACTGTTCTCTGCAATTTCGAGACCACTCCTACTGGGATTGAGGTTTCGAACTGGGAGCAGTTCCGGGCCGCGATCGGAGGCCCTCTATGAAAGAACACCACGATATCTTCCTCTGTCGCCGGCTTGCGGAGAATTTGATGGACTGGCCGTTCATACACCTGGACACCTTCGGAGAGCCTATGTACGAAACTGGCGATCGACTCATTGATACTCGCCGATTCGATCCATGTTGTCATCCGTACCATTCCCGGATGTTGGAACTGCGGGTGGAAGAATTGGGCTGGGAGTATGAGTGGACCCGGGGAGAAGCGATATTGATGAGAGACAATCGGATTGTGCATCATTCTGGTGGTGTAGATCGTCTAGATGCAACTGCTAAAGTGTGCGACCTAATCAAGGCGGTGTCGGCGTGACTGAAGAGCACCACGACGCCGATCTCTGTCATAGGTGTGGTAGACCGGTTAGCGATCCCAAATGGCTCTGTGGATCTTGCTCAGATTTCTTGTTTGCGACGGGGGCCTAAGAAGTGACTGATCTCGACACGACGACCTGGCGAACTGGCCCGCCGCCAAACACCGGTCAGAAGCAGCAATACCCGGGGCGATTTCTTTACAACTTCAAGAAGACCTACCCGGTAGAGGGAAAGAAGGTTCTCCATATGTTCTCCGGGACGATGGATTGGGGAGACACAACAGACTTCCGACCGGAGACGGGTGCGAATATCGTTGCTCCATATGACAATCTTCCAATTGAGGATAATACCTACGATGTAGTGTTGGCGGATCCACCCTACAATAAGGGATTTAGCAACGAGTGGACCACCCACAATAAGGACTTACCAAAGCCCAAGTGGATTTTGATGGAGGCCGCCCGGGTGGTGAAGGAGGGGGGCATCATTGCTATCCTCCATATCATTGTGATTCCGGCTTACAAAGTGGCCGGTGTCGAAAGGATTGCTCTCCATCCGGTGTTGGCGGGTCCGAACAATGCTATTCGAGTTCTCAACGTCTTTCGGAAGAAGGTAACTTAGACCAATGGATCCTAGTCGTAAGATCAAGGAATTGGAAGAAGAGGTGGGGCGGTTGCGTTCTCGGATCTCTAGATTGGGAGGCGAGCTAGGAGTTGTCGAGGTTTTCCTTCTGATCCTTATCATTTTCACCTTCATATGGTAACTATTCCTCTAACTCTAAACACGCTCCCTATCCTTCGTAGTTTGGAGATGCTGCCTCTCGACAGTAGTTTCTGTCTCGTAGCAGAGACCGGCACTGGCAAGACCATGATCGTCCCTGTCATGATTCATCTTCAGATGGGGAGGAAGGTGATACTGCGGCAGCCGACCCGTGCAGCAGCATCCCAGGTCTACAAGGCTCTGAACAAGTTCTGGGGGCAGCAGGTGGATATCGGGATCCACACCAGCGACATGAGCATTGGTGGTGTGAAGGAGTGCGACATCATGGTCTGTACTGATGGAGTGATGCGTCACTGGCTGCGGGACATGGATTTCGAGGCCACTATTGTCTTTGACGAGGCCCATCAGCTACAGGCACCGACCGAGATCGAGATGGGGGTGGTGAAGACACGGATCCGCGAGGGCCGGTTGTTGGATATGGTGATCCTGTCGGCCACCATCCGGCCCAGTAACATACTGAAATGGCTCGAGGACCTGTCTCCGAACCCTACGACTCCCGAGGAGATCGAGCGGGTCTGTACGATGCTCGAAACACACGGGGACGAGGTCAACACGACCTATCAACCCCAGTGGATGAAGTTGTTCTATGCCGAGGGCGTACCGTACGAGATCTCCGACCGTGCGTGGCCCTGGGATGGGAGGGAGGAGACCAAGCAGCATCCGGGCCCCGTGCTTCAATGGTGTAATGAGGTCAAGCGTGGTCGTGAGCGCGGCCTGGCCTTTCTGACGACTCGTAAGGAAGTGGAGATGATGGCATCACTGGTGGCTGATCAGATCCCTGGTCTTCAGACTGATTTTGTTCATGCTGATCGGGATATTGATAAGATCATCAAGATGGCATGGGATGCTGAGAATCTGAATGAGCCGTTAGTGCTCTTTTCTACTCCCGTATTGGGTACCTCAGTGACCATTCCGTTTGGTCATGTGTTGGTCAGGGATCGGGGCCTGGCAGAGCGATTTGAGTATGGCGTGAAGAAGACCGATGTGAATCTACCACGGGACAGTAACTCCATCATCCAGATGCGGGGAAGATGTGGGCGGCTTCGCCCGGGGATCTTCACATTGGTTTCTTCTTTCCGTAGTGGGATGCAAGATGTCAAGCCGTGTCCTGTGGAGCCGCCACTTGAAAATCAGTCTCCTAACGAGCTTGTGATCATCTGTGCTCAGTACGGAGTGGATCCCAACTATCTGGATGTTCTTTCTGATGTATTGGTCGACGACGTGCGGCACGCTGTGAATCGATTGAAGTGGTGGGGGATTGTGCGAGAAGACGAAGACTATCTGGATTTTCTCGAATTGGTGGCGCCGCCTGGAGATGATCGGGACAATTCTATGATGCCGGGAGAACTGACTCTGACCAAGTTTGGTTGGAGTGTGTCCGTATTACCACTGGAGATCGAGCGGGCGGTCATGGTCCGTCGTGCGCCTCGAGACATTCTTCCCATTATTATTGCTATAGCGGCCACGCCCGATATTTTCCGTATGTTCAAGCACGAGGTCACTATGGTTGGTGGCAATCGTGTGCCGGGCCACGATATGCTGGATCCAAATCTCAAACATCCCGATTCGTCTCTGCTTACGAAGGCGAAGATCCTACAGGCCGCGGTCCGCGCTCGCGCCGATCCCAATTACACACTACCATTGTTTGCAGAGGATAACGGTCTCTGGAAGCGGACGCTGGAATACTCGCTTAACAACTACTATCGTATCTGTGCAGCCATGCGCCGGTCGGAGCGCAGAATGCGCGAGGAGTTCCGAGACATGGACATCGACTCATTGGGCGAGGCGTGCATGGCTTACTTGTGTAGCCTGAATATCTTTGAGTTGGCTATTCTGAGTCGTCATATGTATATGCACTCTCTCCGTTACTGGGGAGATTATGATGTTAACAACGGCAAGATGCTCAACTGTTCGCTGGACGGAGCTGAACTAGCTGTGATCGATCCACGGGATTCGAGGCGGCTGCGAGTGATGGGCACTCCGAAGGTGTTGACGAGCGGTGGTCGTGATTTTGTTAAGTGGAGCGACACGATCGTCGTCAAGAGAGGTTGAGATGCTGAAACTGATCCTGGCCGCTAACGAGGTCTTTGTCCATGGTCGCAGTATGCGTGAGGAGGTCATTATCGACCAGGTCACGCGGTTTCGTGATCCCAAGGCTATCTGGTCCAAGAACTATGGTGATGGCAAGAAGGATGAGGATGAGAAGAAATGGGATGGGTATCGACGGCTTTTCAAGGCTTGGGAGGGCACGTTTCCCATTGGCATGTTGTTTGATGTGGAGATGCAGTTGCTTATCAACGACATTCCCTACGAGATCGTTGACAAGCGGATCCAACGGGTGTTCAAGAAGGTGCGGCTTCGATACGACGGGTATCCACCTCTCTACTATTTTCAACGGGAGGCGTTGGATGCAATTCTTCGTAACAAGATCGGTATCATCTCTCTACCTACGGGGACCGGCAAGACCAGATTGGCCCAGGCCTTGATTGGTGAGGTTCGGCTTCCAACTATCTTCTTCGTTACTCGAGAACGCTTACTGGCTCAAACGATGAAAAGCTTCGAGGCTATGTTCGGTTGTAAGATTGGGCAGGTTGGTCGCGGGAAAATGGAGTTGCGGCCCATTACCGTGGCTACGGTGCAGACTGCTCACAAGATGGACATGGATCTCTTTTCCCACTTTGGGATATGGTGTTTTGACGAAGTCCATCACTTGGCAGCTGACACGGTGTTTCATATTGCCAAGCACTCTACTGGTGAGTATTTGATTGGCCTATCAGCAACTCCAACCCGAGAAGATGGTAAGGAGATGATGCTCCAGGCCGGGATTGGCCGTGTCATTTACTACAAATCAACTTCTCAACTGATCAACGAGACTTTTTTGGCCATTCCCGAGATTGCTGCTATTGAGGTGGATCCCATTCATTTTGATGACAAACACCAGTACGAACACGTGGTCCGTGAGGCAATCGTTCACAATCGGCAGCGGAATCTTGCGATTGCGCTTGGTGCTGTCGAGGATTCGTTGACCGGCAAGGTGTATATTCATGTCAATCGGCTTGACCATGGCCCGATCCTGACCAAGATGATAAACAACGAGATCCTCAGTGGGGAGAAGGATCGGCGGGCCGTGTGGCTGTGTGGGAAGGATACGGTCAAGAAAAAGGACGATGTGCTCCATAATTTCGAGTCGGGGAATCTGAAGATCCTGGTGTCTACCCTACTTGGCGAGGGAGTGGACATTCCTTCAATGTATTCCCTGTTCATGGCTGCTGGTGGTGGTAAGGGAACGAAGGTGACTACGCCGCAGATCCTGGGCCGTGTACTGCGCCGCTCCAAGCACCGAGTGGTAAAGTTCACCGACATTGCCGATCGTTGTAAGTATCTCGGTGATCATTTCAAGGAGCGTTGCAAGTATTACAATAGTGAACCGGCCTTTGCTGTTGATCCTTTGATCCAGTCAATGGGGATGGGATAATGGGTAAGAAAATAGGTGGAACCTATCTCGATATCAAGATGGCTCGACTGACTGAGCTTTCGAAACAGCTTGGCTGGCTTCAGTATAAGGCTCAAGCCGGGAAGAAGAAGGATCTCGATAAACTGGAGCATTGGAAGCTGAAGAATCTGAACATGTATGAGAGACTTCAGAGAGAAGTGGAGCGATTGAGAGAGTACTATTCTGAGTGGGGGCTCTAGAATGGATTTGTGTGAGAAGTGTGGTCATCCAGAGTCGGATCATGAGCGCAGACCTGAGTGGGTTTCTGCTCGATGTCCTCTATGTAGGAACGAAATTTGTGGTGACTAGCATGCAGACTCATCGACTCAAGATCATTCAGGCTACCTACAAGCAGAGGCAGCACGATACACTCGTGGAGCTGTATGGCCGGACCGATACTGGCCAGTCGATCACGGTTCTTTACGAGGGATTCTATCCCTACTGCTACATGGAGGCGGTGCCAGGCGCTCTCGAGGTGGTTCGTCGTAATGGCGCTGTTGCTCCGAAGGTACTGTGGGACAGGCTCGAGGATGTGGAATTGGTTCACGATCAGAAGACGATCAAGTGTCACAAGATCACCGTGATGCACCCCTCGGTCGTGAAGAAGATTCGTGACCAGTTCAACACGGTGAATGTTCTACTCTCTAGTGGTATCAATCTGGATCGTCTGCCCCAATTCTTCAGTGCGGATATCAAGTTCGGGATCCGCTTCATGTACGATCTGGATCTCGGTAGTTGTATCGAGGTGATGGGAAAGCCGTACGAGGAGGAGCATCCCTACACTACTGAGTTGGTCATACTGGCTGACATCGTGGCCCCGGCCGAGGATTTCCAGGTCAACTTCTCTATTCTCTCCTATGATATTGAGGCCAGTATGTCCACGAAGACCATGCTCTGCAACTGTTTCTGGATCAGGCGATCGGACGGGACTGAGGTGGAGTATCGGCTGATTGGCACTGAGAAGGAGATGTTGAAGGAGTTTCAGAAGATTATCATCGAGGAAGATCCCGATGTGATCACGGGCTACAACATCGATGGCTTCGATAATCCCTATCTCAACGATCGGCACGAGGCCAATTATCTACCAAGGCTGAAGATCGGGCGTAATGGCACGGCTTGGAGGAGCCGGGACGTGAAGAATTCCAAGATGTGGTTTGTTACAGGTCGGATCATTGCCGATGCGATGTACATGGCTCGTAAGTTTTCCAATCCACGCCGTGAGACGCTGCAATATGTGTCTCAGTTGTTGCTTGATGAGTCCAAGCTCGATGTCAATGCCAGTTTGATCGACGAAGAGTGGGCCAAGTCTCGACAAGATGTGCTGGACTACTGTTCGAAGGATGCTTACCTGGCGCTGCGGATCATAGACAAGCTGAAGGTACTGGATTATTATTCCAACCTGGCGGCCGTGGGGATGGTTCCTTTGACGACGGTCTACAGCGGCGCCACATCCCCTCTGATCGATTCACACTTGGTTCGCGAGTTTGAGAAGGCGGGTTTTGCCGTTCCTGTCGGTGGTAAGCCCGATCCCGATTACAAAAAGATCCAGGGAGCCACGGTGGTGGATCCGGAGCCGGGTGTGCACAATTGGGTTGTGGTGGTGGATTACAAAGCGCTCTATCCGACCACTATCATGGTTCACAACATGTGTCCCACCACGCTAGACATGGAGAATGGCACTATCGTATCTCCAGTGGGGGCCAGGTTCCTTCCACCCGAGATTCGTAAGGGGCTTGTTCCCATAGTGATCGAACGCCTCCAGGATATGCGGAACGAGTACAAGGCAAAGATGTGGGTGGAAGATCCGGACAATCCGGGAGAGAAGATCAAGTCGCCAATGCATGGGTTCTACAAGGGTCTGCAGAATGCGGTGAAAGTCATCTCCAATGCGATGTACGGGATATTGACTGCTACGTTCTATCGCTTCTTCAAGAAGATCATCGGGGCCTCAATTACGGCGTATGCTCGAGCGGCTCTGGATCGGATTATCCAGTGGATTCGAAAGATGAATCTGCCATTGGTTGCTGGCGACACGGATTCGTGTTTTGTGCGTTCTCCATGGCCAAATCTCAATGGTTGTATTACCCTGGGAAAGATGCTATCCAATCAATTTACTGCTGATGGTTACGAACTCGAGTTCGAGAAGGTGCTCAACCCGTGGTTCACGCACGGTGCCAAGAAGCGGTATTTTGCCCATGTGGTCTGGGATGATGGTAAGATCCTTCTCGACAATCCCGACGTCTACAGCCGTGGTTACGAGATCCGCCGCACTGATTCGTTCGATTATTGTCTGGACTCGCTAGAGGAACTATTAGAAGCGGTTTGTACCGAGGGCGCGGAGACGGCCGTGTCCTTGGCCAAGGAGCGTGTGAAGCTGATCTATGAGGGATCGGTCTCGGCCGAGCAGATTGCCTACTCCAAACGGTGCAAGCCTGAGGCGGAATACAAGAAGCCTGAATCTCAGATACAGGTGAGGATGGCTCGTATGTTGAAGGAGATGGGGCATCGTTTTACGCCCTGGATGAAGGTTTCGTTTATCTATACTGATGGCGACAAGAGTCCGAAGCAGGCCTATCCGTTCATTGATGGTGAGAAGTTTCCACACACGCCTGATTGGGATTACTATGCTGTGCGTATGGCCGAGGTTCTGGGGCGAGTGACTGATGTGTTTGGCTGTGATGCCGGTGCTCTACTCCAATATGCCAAGGGTCAGACCTCATTGGATTCCTATGGGGTGATAGCATGACGACTCGCTGTCTACAATGTAATGCCCGTTATCGCAGTGCGAAATCGAGTAACGGGCCGTCGCGCAGGTGTATTCGGTGTCAACCTCATCGAGGTGGTCGCCGTTCTAATATTGAAGCGATTTGGCTCTATTTAAGTGAACACGGCCCGGCGATGACTTTTGATATTGCCCTTGAGACCGGTGTCCTGGAGAAACGTGCAATCCGCATTGTTTCTCGTCATCCCTGGTTTCAAGCGGTCGGTGTAACTACTCGTGCTGGTTTGAACAAATCCGAATACGAAGTCAGATTGTACGGGGTGGTGGCGTGATCCCCGGGCTTGAGGTCCGTTACAACATCAACGGTAGCCCGTACATCTCGGTGACCCAACTGCTCGATCTGGATCCTGCAAAGGGAGATGGATTGGCGAGGTGGGAGAAGAAGATGGGCGGACCCACCAAGGCCGCCATAGTCCGTGGCCGGCGGGCCCTGATCGGCAGCGTGATTCATTATCGGATCGAACGCTGGCTTTGCCGCTACTTCCGCGAACCCATGCCGACGCGTGTCAAACTGAAATGGGATGATGGGCGACGTGCGGTTCTTTCAGACTTCAATCAGGAGATGCGGGATGCTATTGCCTCGATCTGGTCCTATTTTGAAGAGTGGGTCGTGCCGCTGGCGGAGAGTGGAGATCTGGTGCCTCTCTATATTGAGAAGAAGTTGTGGCATGAGGATTATCTCTATGCGGGCACTGTGGATCTGATCTGTAAGTACAAAGGTGAGTTGGTGATTATGGATTGGAAGACGGCAAATTGGTTGGTGGATGATCATTCTTACGGGGCTCAGTTGACAGCCTATGAGCTGGCAGCGATCAAGCGCGGGGTCATCCCAAGGCAGGCCGATGCTCTCTATGTGGTCCGCATCAACGAGAAACATGATGGGGTGGATGTCCATCGCTGTGCCAGGGACTGGCCCAAGTTTGAGAGGTGTTTGAATCGGTATTACGAACTCACTGGGATCCAACCGATCCGACCGCAATAACTATTCTCTCTCTATACCAACAGAGCGATTCCAAAGGGGTTATGAATAGCATGAATCAAGCGGAGAGATTGAGGTCTTCGAATATGGCTGGAACCAAGCGGGTGGCGCCGGTTCCTGAATCGATCTATCTTATTGCCATCTCAGCCATAGACGAGATGGATAATCGGGCGAGGGTGGCTTTTGAGCAGGCGAGGGACATGTTGGAGAACTTTTGGGGGCTGCCTGTGGCGATCCTGACCGACGTCGAGGAGGTGGTGGGACTCAACATTCCTACCTTCGTAGTTCACGACGCTAGCTCGGGTGATGTGGAGCCATGGCTGCCCTACTACATCATGGAGTTCTCTGACGGGAGCCGGAGCCTGATGATGCTTGTCAGTCTGGCCGAGGCTATTGCCGATCCGATGTTTTCGTAGACTATGAAATCACTATTCGATTTCGATGCAGAGCGTAGCCCCCGTCAACTGCGGCTTTATGGCTGGCAGGAGGATGATGTGCAGTTCGTAGTACGGCGTGATGGGGCGCTGGTGGCTCACGACATGGGTCTTGGGAAGACGCTGATCGCGCTCAAGACCATTGAGCGGGTGCGGGGTCCTGCTCTGGTGGTATTGCCCAAATCAATGATTGGTCAGTGGGTGAAGCAGTTGAAACTGTGGACGCCGCACTTGACATACTCGATCCGTGAGTTTGATCGATCGGTAGATGTCAATATCGTCAACTACGAGTTTCTACTTCGGAAATTCCAGCCGTTCATCATTCCGTGGGGGATTATTGTGGTGGACGAGGCGCAGCGGATCAAGAACCGGGAAACGAAGATCGCTCGGATCCTGCGGTTTCTTGGATCTAGTCGTCGGCTGGCTCTCACGGGCACTCCTATTGAGAATAGTGAGGATGATCTCAAGTCCATTATGGAGTTTCTCAATGTGCCTGCTGAGGGCAATATGATCCGTCGGCGCACTTCTGATTATCTGGATCTACCAGCCGTGGTGGTGGAGCGGGTCGAGAGTAATTTGGATAGCGTGGCTGTGAAGATCTATAAGGAGATCTTGAGCGGGTTGGTTCACGAGGTGCTCGGCGAGACATTCGAGGTTACCAATGTGCTGGCCAAACTGACCTATCTACGTCAATGTTGCAACGGCATTCCCACGCTCAAGGGGGAGAACCGTGGTACATCGCCCAAATGTGTCGAGGTGGTGCGGGTGGCCATGGAGATCGTGGCGGCCGGTAACAAGGCGATTATCTTCTCCGAGTTCCGACGTATGGCGGAGATGGTGTCAGAGAATCTGAGAGAGAGGGGTGTCAGAATTGCCATGCTTACAGGTGTTACAAAGGATCACGAAGCGGAAAAAGAGTCTGATTGGGATGTGATGATCTGTACCAAAACCGGGGAGCTTGGCCATGATCTTCAGCGAGCCAACTACGTTCTCAATATCGATCTCCCGTACAACCCGGCACGGGTGATGCAGCGTATTGGTCGGGCTCAGCGGAACGGCCAGACCAAGTCCGTGGTGGTGGTCAATTTCGTGGTCCCTGGCACGGTGGAGGAGCGAATCCTCGAGATCCTCTACGAGAAACGACAGGTGTGGTATAGGGAGATCGACACCGGGATCTCCATGAATCGAGATCTGATACGCCAGATTGTGCAGGGCGAAACATGAAATCTGAGACGGTGGATTCTATGGGTATGGCCTTTCCTCCATTGCCTCATGAGCTTCTTATTTCTATGTTGTATGGTTCGGAGACGACGCAGGAGATGTTTGAGGAACGGCGTCGGCGGGAGTTGGAACGGCTTCGGGAGTTGGAACGGCAGGAGCAGGAGGAACGTGCGCGGCAGGAACAGGAACGCGCCCGGCAGGAGTTGGAACGGCAGGCGCGAGAGGAACAGGAACGTGCGCGGCAGGAACAGGAACGCGCCCGGCAGGAGCGTGAGCGGTTGCTGCGAGAGGAGCAGGAGCGATTGAAAAGGCAGCAGCGAGAAGGGGAGGAACGCGAGCGATTGCTGCGAGAGGAACGTGCGCGGCAGCAACGCGCACAAAAGGAGCAGCAACGCGCCCGGGAGGAGCGTGGGCGGTTGCTGCGAGAGGAACAGGAACGCGCCCGGCAGGAGCAGCAACGGTTGCAGCGAGAGGCTCGAGAGCGGCAAGAACGTGAACAGGAACGCGCCCGGGAGGAGCGGGATCGGCTTGCGCGAGAGAGGTGGGAACGGCAGCAGCAACGGGGGCAGGCTCCTCCCCCGCCTCCACCTGGAAATGGTGAGCGACAGCGTGGTGCGGCTGATCCAGGGCGTGCCTATGGTGGAGCACCGCGGACGCCTCCTCCTCCTCCTGGAAATGGTGGTGGTGGCGGTGCCAATGGCTTTCCTCTGGTTGACGATCCCGGTATAGCGTGGAAGGCAGGGACGACGATAGATGATGAAGAGGAAGAGGAGGCGGTTTACGCTCCTCCAACTTACACTACTCCGCCGCGTGAGACCATTGTGATTGGTGATTATCCGAGAGGCATAACTCCCGTTGGAAGGACGGGTGAGCGCCAGAGACAGAAGCAGAGACAGAGATTACGCGAACGGTGGGAACGGGAAAGGAGAGAAAGGAGAGAGCCGGAGCCTGCTCCTGCTCCTGCTCCGGCCGAGCCTGCGCCGGGAGAGCCCGGGGTGCCTGGCCTGCCTGGCATGCCTCCTCTGGATATGCCACTTCGTCTCTTCTCCCAATTTATGGCCAGTCTGTCCCTTCCGATCAAGCCTGGCACATAATCAGGGTGTGAACAATGGCTGAAAAGAGGAAGATGTTGACTCCGGGACCTCTCTCGGCAGTCGATCCTTCTCGAGTGCAGACGCCGACGTCCCTAAAAACGGTGGTCAGTGAGGGCAATCCAGTGATTACGAAAGCAGAACCTACTCAAGTTGATATGGAGATCATGGCACTGTTGGAGCATCGTGCCCTAATAGAGGATAAATTTGATCTGCGCCGATTAATGGATGACCAGTTCAAGAAAGATTATTCTTTCGAGGTGCTCAACACTGCTATGGATCGTCTTGTTGCGGAGGGTAGTCTGGTTGAGACCGATATTGGGTTCGAGCTGCCACACGAGGTGGCTGGGAAGTCTATTGGTGTATTACCCGTGATGCAACCGGTGGTGAAACCCGCGGAGTCCTTTGCCGCCAAAGATCTACGGGAGATGGGAGTTGAAGCCTATCGTGTATTGGCCGAGACCGATTTCGACAAATTGGTTGCTATATCCGAGGCGGATCCACAATTCGAGACATGGTTGGATATTGCTTCTGGTGATTCCATCCGGGGAAAGAGGTCCGAGTACGAGCGGACCCTAACCGCGGTCCTATCTCTGATGTCTGAAAAGGATCTCACTGCTCAGATGAAGGCCTATCTAGAACAGCCACCTGCTCCATCCAAACCGCCTCCTCCACCCAAGCGGCCGATCCCCGAACCAGTGGTGGCCAAGGTTCCTGAGTTTCCCGTCCAGTGTATTATTCCAAAGGATGTTGCCGATGCTCTACTCTATGTTCTTTCCAGAACAGATGCACCGAAGGTGAATGTCAATGCGCTCGCACAGTTTATCGAAGATTGTTCCAACGAGTAAAGTCCCGCTCTATCCTCACCAGGTAGAGGCAGTAGAGTTTCTCATTAAACATCCTCGAGCCATATTGGGTGACGATATGGGTCTTGGGAAGACCTTCTGTGCTATCGAGGCTATTCAGCGACTGGGTCGGATTGCTCTGGTTATTTGCCCGGTGACTTTGACGAGACAATGGAAGAAGGAAATTACTCGATTCTCTGATCTGAATGTGGTGGTTATCGAGGGGGATAAGTATCGTCGAGTCGGTCTTTACGACGAACCTGCGGATATCTATGTTGTCAACTACGAGAAAGTTCTACGGGACTTTGATTTACTCGCCGATCTTCCCGCGGACATTATTATTCTTGATGAGGGCCAGCGGATCAAGAACCATAGATCGAAGATCAGTGAGCATCTAAAGGAACTTGGAGAGTACCGATACAAATGGCTGCTAACTGGCACGCCGTTGGAAAACTCCTTGAAAGATCTCGAGAGCCTGTTGGAGTTCCTGGATCTACCATTGCAGACTTTACCAAGCTTTCAGGCTGCCTACAAATTCCAAAAGCAGTCCCAGCGTAGCTATCAGCAGCGAGCAGTCCAGTTGACGGCGGCCAGTGCCAGGCGCAGACTCCGGGGGGTGATGCTGCGGAGATTGAAGTCGATGGTGTTGGAAGATCTACCACCCAAGGTGATCAATACCCACTACATCAAACTGGATCCTTTTTCTCGGCGGTTCTACAATCGTATCAGGTTCGATTTACTAGCCCAACTAGATGACGGCACTTTGAGTTATATGAATGCTCTAGCCAAACTCCAGTACCTGCGCCAGGCTTGTATTTCCCCGGCTATGATCGGCGGTAAACCGGCTTCTTCGCCCAAGATTGAGGCGTTGTTGCGGATCCTCGAGGATATCGGCGATGAGAAAGTGGTTATTTTTACCGAGTACAGAAAGGCATTACGTATTGTGGCTACCGAGCTGGATCGTCGCGGTATTGAGTATGCTCAACTACACGGTGGAATAGGAGATCATCAGAAAGAGATCGACCGTTTCAATGGGAGTGTCAATGTTATGTTGGCCACCAAAACGGGTGAGTTGGGCCACAACCTCCAGGTAGCTTCCTTCGTTATTCATTTGGATCTTCCCTACAATCCGGCCAGGGTTGACCAGAGAGAAGACAGGCTTCACCGGATCGGTCAGAAAAAGACCGTGAATGTGGTAAAATTGATTGTGACGGATTCCATCGAAGAACGGGTGTTGGAGATCCTGGGCGAGAAGCGTGATCTGTTTGAGCGGGTGATCAATGCCGGGCTCCTAAAGACAGATTGGAGAACTCAGATCCGACAGATCGTCTAACATGCCAGGACAAATCCCGCTTGTATTCTTCGCTTATGACTGGGACGAACTAGTTTTTGACTGTCTCGCCGGTAAACCAAAGGTGACCTTTCAAGGAACGCCTTACTATTTCTTTCGAGGGGGGAAGCCATACTACCGCACGAAGGTGGAAATTCTACACCGCGCGATTTGGAAGTTTTGCTACGGATCTATCCCACCTGGATATGATATTCACCATCGCGACCACAATTCCCGAAATAATCATCCATCCAATTTGGTATCTATTAGTAGAGCCGAACATCTCAAGCATCACCATTCAACTCGTTCAAAAAAGGAGGATCGGCGGATTGTCGATCTCTATAGTCAACTTGAGAGCATCTATAAAGTTGGGGAAATGGTAGATCGAGCGCCTTCGTTCGTATGTACGGTTCTGAATGAATATGGCGTGGAACGCGATGGCAATCCATCAACTCGGTCGGAAGAGAATGATCAGTGGTTCATCGAGCTCTACGGCCAACTTAAGAGTATCACTAAAGTTGGGGAAGTGGTAGGCCGATCGGGTGAATTCATTAGGTCGATTCTGAATGAATATGGAATCGCTCTTGATGGCCATGGTCCCAATTTGACAGATCAACAAATTGCGGAAATCAAAGTCCTGCTTCGTAAAGGGGACTTAACACAGCGGGTGATTGCTCACGAGTTTGATACTAATCGATCAACAATTTCTCAAATCAATACCGGTAATTACCGTAATGGCGGCTACCAACCGGGTGGAGACAAAATTGCCGATCGGGTAGAGAAATGAGATGATTATCTAGCGCAGTTCTTCTCTCTTCTGAGGAAGTTTACCCATTCTCAGAACATCGAACAACTCCTGGGTGGTTTCGACTCCGATTACCTCGTATTCCTCTCTTGGAGGGCCTCTAGGAGATACGATCGCTCCATATTCAACTTCACTGGGAGATAACGTGCACTCTGCCTTCACCCGTTTGTAGACTGTGGGCCCGTCCCATTTGGCGCCCCGTTCCAGTTCGGCTTGGATCGTATCAATCAAGTCGGTAACACAGCCTTGTTCGCTCACGGATATTTCTTGCCAGTCCATGACTTCTTTGGCCTCGAGTGCCATGGTCTCGATATCTTCCTTCAGATCGGGAATATAGCAACCCAATCCATAGGCGGCGCTTTTCAACCTGCCCAATGCCTTTAGATTCCGGTCCTTGTGCTGTAGAACATGGTCGGTGCCGGTGATGGCGTCTACGTGAGGCTTCAGAGCCACGATCCGGTCTATTAGTTGCTGCCGTTCTGCAGTACACCATTCATACTGATCGGACAATTGTACGACATTAAGCGACGCTGAAATTTAAAGTTGGTCATGGCATCACGGCCATCTAAAAACCTTTAAATCGCAAGGTCTAGATTGGATATATGTGGGTGAGGAAGAGGGCTGTCCTGATGTGGAATTTGATGGCGCTGTCATTCCCGAATGTAATGTCGATGTGGGCGTTGGACAGACTCTGTATCTTTGCAAGCACGAATCCGTGAAGGGTCTGGATTGCAATGAGTTGCTGAGGAAGTACGAGAATCGGGAGATCTCAGCGGAACAACTCATGAAGACAGTGGCCGACCATTCGGACAGTCCAATTATCCATTACAACCTCGACGTGATCCGCAAGGTGGTCAAGGAAGAGCCGTTGGATGATTAACAACATCCTACCCAGAACCGATCTGGACAAGTTCTTCAATATTGATCCGACGCGGATTAAAATCGCTTTTTACATGTACAAAGCAGCCAAGCCGCTATCTCTATCCCAGTTGGCCAGCGTGTCGGATATTTCTCCTCAGTTGCTCAATCATCATCTGCCCAAACTCATTAAGGAAGGCATTGCCGTGATGGTGGAAGAAGCCGGCACGAAGTACTATCTTCTCCAACCATTCTACTATGACGAAGGTATCATGGCCGTCATCTTTCATGCCTTTTCTCCAATCGTGGAATTTATCAATCGCAGTGAGTGTGATTATTCTCAGACCGAAGCGGATCCCGAAGACATCATTGCCAACAACATCCAGGCATTGCTTCGCTTCTTCAGTATCAACGTCAATACATTGCGAGATGAGGTGAAGAAGGATCGACTGGGCTCTTAAAACGGCGTTTTAAGAGCTGTTATATACACATGCCAGACCATCCGTGATTGGTTACTATGGTATCTCACAAAAGTGTTGGCGGAATTGAACTCTCTATTGGTGGCGGCGGTCTTCGCTTCAAGAAGCGCCCGTCTGCGTTCAACATCTGCATTGGGAAGCAGATGAAGGGCACCCCCGGACCGGCTCAGGGTCGCTACGACAAGGCTTTCCAGGCCAAGTTCACCTCGGCCGTTCGGAGTTGCGCGGGCAAATCAGCGTAGTCGTCAGGGTCTCTTCCCTGATCCCTGATCCCTGATACTCGAACTCGAAACCCTTTTTCTCTCCCCCTCTTTTTCCAATACTCACAATGGGTGAGACGGATCCTATCCCGGTCGCCGGGCGCGTAGTCATGTCCAGGAGTCTGGACCGAGAGATTTCGAAGTATCGTAATCGGACGGATACTCAGAGCAAGCGCATTCTCAAGCAGTTGCTGGAAACCAAGGAGATCATCGATGGCTGACGCTGCGGAAATAGCGGATAGGATGCGGATTGAGCCCGAGGTGGCCACGATACTTGTTGATGATCTGCTTGAGCGAGCCAAGTTGTTTGAGTTTTGGAAACACAACAACGACCGTGGCTTTGAGAACATGGCTATGGAGTTGGGGGTGCAGGTAATGGAGTCTAGAATCCGTCGTCGTATGGATCCTGAGCAGTACGAGCAGTTTCAGGATCGGCGTTTACAGCGGGCTGAGCGGATGGCTGAACGTATGGAAGCTATCGATGAACGTGCCATGGAGCAGATGTCAACGGAGCGTGAGCGGGCCGCGACGGAGTTTGGTGCCAATTCTCCTGAGTACATGCAGACTATGTTCGAGCTTCAGAGCAGGCCGATCAACTATCCCATTGATTTCAAGGCCATGACCGATCAGGCTACTGCTTACGGTCTTGGTAAGCGATTGATCGCTGAAGTGGTTGGCAAGCCTCGGAAGATCCGGCGTATGCTTACTGCGGGAGAGGCGTTGGAGGAAGAATACTTTTCACCGGCAAGGGCCGAGGCCATGAGGGAAAAGCAGCAGACCTATGGTTCTCAACAGATTTATTCTCAGCACAAGGTGATTTTTCTCCAGAACGGGGAGACGTTTACTCAGGAGGATCTGGAGCGCGAGATTAGCGAGTCTCCCAGTGCTCCGAAGCCTGAGCCCAAGAAGAAGGCTGTGAAGAAGGAAAAGGTACCGAAAAAGAGGAAGAAGGCGGCCCCGAAGGTGACCGTTGCCAGTCCGTTTTTTCAGATGGTTCCTCCACCTAAGCCTCCTCCGCCCATGCCGAAGTTTGAGATGGCGTTTGATAATCCGTTTAGGAAATAGTCGATGGCGAAATCCTAAATCCTGGATACTGACTTGTTATTGTCGTGGCCACTCCTGAGGAAGAGGATCAGCGTCGGGCGGCTCAAGCCGGTTTGGAGTGGCCGCCGGGGGCCCGTTACCCGCTTCCTCCCGGTCCGGGCGCGGCTCCTGATTTTCCAGGGGGCGGGCCTCATATTCGAGAGATTCCGCTCTCTGAACTGAGTGCGCCCGGTGAGGCATTTGCGGAGATCCGTGACATGCTCGAACGGGCTCCTTATTGTGTCTCTGCTCCTCGAGTAAATCTGGGTATAGAGGGAGGGTTTCCGGTCGGAACCTTTGTGGAAACGCCGCCTCTTCAATTGGGTCGCCGTTCTGCTGCCGAGGGCCAAACAGATGGTTATGTGGATCGTTATCTGCCTGTCACGGACAACTATCAGATCCAGTATCGGAAGGGTGGTGCTAAGGCACTGCCTCCGACCGATCTGAAAGCTGTTGGCTGGAGTGAGGATTTTGGTCGTTGGAAGGTGGCGCTGTGTGATTTCAATGGGGCGAAACTGGCCGATTCTCATCATATGCTGACCAAGGTTATTGGCTCGCGTCGGCTTGGATCCGGTACTCCTCGAGAGGCTAGAAGAGCGCAGCCTCTCAAACCGAGGGGCCCGTCTTTTTCTCAGTTTGCGAAGGTGACGGATGATCTGCTCTCTGCTCTGCCTGATTCCGCGATCACGGATCTGATCCATGATCCTCGAAAGCGCGATCTTGTGGTGGATGCACTGGATCTCGGCAACAATATGCCGGAAAAACGCCAGAGTGAGTATGCTGCTCTGGTGGACGATTTGCTTGGTCAACTTCCAAAAGAGCGGCTGGAGGCTTTCCTTGCCAGCTCTGAGAAAGAGATTTACATACAGGCTACTAATCAGCTCCTCCCGGGGAGAAGTTGATCTATGGGGCTACGTGACATCATTTTCTCAGCAGAGAAACTCGAGAGGCTGACAGAGGTTCCGGTTGCTCCTTCACTGCCGCTGCTCGAGCCGGAGGCGCCAGCACTAGCACCTTCTCCACCTGCTCCGGCGGGTCCATTATCTCCTCGTGAGCACTTTGCTGCTCGGATGAGAGGCGAGCCTGTTGAGATCGAGGCTCCTTCTGTCGTGGTTCCGAAGAAGAAGGAGGAGGTTCCGGAATCCGAAGTTAGAGTAGCGATCCTCGAGGCCGTCACTGGTGTTCCTGGCGGGCTGAAGACCGGGGATCTCCAGGGTCTGGTGGCCATCCGTACGGGAGCCAATGCTGCCCAGATCAGGAAGGCCATGGGCCAGATGGTATTGGATGGTAAGCTGATTTCTGAACGGATCAAGGGTCAGCGTGGTATGTTCTGGCGGCTGCCTGGTGTTCCTATTACTCCTGCCGAGCCTGAGGTACCTGTTCCCGAACCCGCCATGCCGGGGATCGAAGAGGGTCCGCCTGAGGTCACTGCTGAACAGATCGACGTGGCTATCAAGCGGGTTTTGGGCACTCCGGGGGTGACTACTCTCATTACTCGGCAGGTCCAGGAACAGGTGGCTGATGCTATCGATATTAGCAAGAGCCGTGTCCGTATTCGGATGAAGGCTCTGGAGAAGGCGGGGACGATCAAGCAAGTGGCCGGTGTTGGTCGCGGGGTTAATTGGTCGTTGGGGGTGCCGGTGGCCCTTCCGCCGAGAGTGGCGG